AGAATCATATCGAGATAAAACAGGACGACTCTGGAAAACAGAAGTAGACGACGTAGGATTCTTTGTAGTAATTAAACTAAGAGAGGACATCGAAAAAGCAAAAGAAGTCCAAAGAGGAATTAGAAAAGGTACTCTACGTTCATTTAGCATTGGTGGACAAGCACTCAGAAAGAATAAAAAAACACATCCCGAACTAGGGCAATACAACGAGATTTCAAAATTAGAACTACATGAAGTCACGATTTGTGAGAAAGGAATTAACCCGGAAGCAAAGTTTGACATTTTAAAACAAGACAAAGGTGAGAAAATGACCGAAGAACTGACGAAAGCATTGAGCGAACTTGACCAACTTCTCAAGGAAGTCAAGGAAATGAAAGACGACGAAATGGAGCGGGGCATGGGCGAATACGCAGAAATGGACCGTGAAATGATGGACCATGGCGAGAAAGCGGAGGACGAGGAAGAAATGATGTCCTACGAAGAGAAAGAAGAGAAGGCCGAGCCTGCCACAGAAGATGGTGAGCCTGAGGACCGAATCGTTGTTGACGCTGGAAAGCCCACGGATTCCGCTCCTGTTGTGAAGGGATTCACAAACGAAGAGTTGGGAACACTCGACCTCTCTGTTGGAAACATCGAGAAGGCATACGAGGCATTCCGCCAAGAGCAATTAGAGGCTCTTGCTTATGATAACCTCAAGAAAGCATTCGAGGCTCGATTCGAGCGAGAAAGCACAGAGCGAGCAGATATTCTCGCAAAGCAGAACTACGACGCCGCATCTGAGGTTGAGTCGTTGAAGAACGAGTTTGCGGAACTCCGCAAGTCTCTCATGACTGAGAAAGAAGAGATTCTAAAGGCACAATCCGAGCCTGCTTTTGAAGTTCCATCGTTGGACCAAATTGCAGACATGGATTGGAGTGACATCCACCGTGTTGCCCGAGGAAACTGAAGGAAGTGAAGAAAATGAGTAAAGGATACATTAACACGATGACTGACCTTGAAGCGGCCACCTACGGCGTTAGCGGTGTAGGCGGAAATGCTCTCTTAAAGCAGGCTGGTGCGGTTGCGAACATCAACAGCGCATACCGCCACGATACCGGTACTGATTTCGTTGGACAGGCCGCAGGTCTAACTGCGCTTTACAACGTACTTTACGGCCAAAAAGTTTGGTCGATGCTAAACCGGGAAGTTAACGCACTCAGCGTTCTTTCCAAGCGACCTTGGTCCTCTAGCGGATGGCGAGTTCTCAAGAGCCGTCCCTCTGGTGGCTCTGGTTCAACCTTTGGAATCGGTACAACGGATTTGTCGCTTACTGGCGGTACTTCCTTTGATGCTCTCCGTGCTGACAAAATTGGTGGTGTTCCTGAGAATGCTTCATTCAGCAACTCTGAGGATGGTCTCGTACCAATGACCCCAGAGTACGAGCAACTCTACTACAGCCCGAAGATTGTTGCTCACCAATTCGACTTCAGTGAGTTATCCCTTGAGATGGCCGCTATTGACGACGGTGTTGGCGACATTCGGGCTATTGTCCGTGAAGACATGGGTAAGCACCACGCTGAGGTCCAGAACAAAATGCTCGTAATGCCTCTTGAGCACTACGACAATGCGACCTACACGGCAATTGAGCGAAACTACACCTCGCTCCACAAAGTTGTCACATCCTCTGCCGAATTGAATGCAATGAACGATGGTTCGCTCCTTGCTACCGGTAGCGGTGCTTCCACACTACCTGACCAAATCGTGAAACTCTACGGTTCCACGGCTCGTCAACTAAGCAGTGGAAGTGCGGTTGCTTCCTTCTTGGATGCTGAGGTCGATTTCGGTAGCGGATACGCTTCCGGAGATATCCGACCACTTACCCTAACTCTGCTCAATGACATGATTCGACGGCTCCGCCTCAACGGTGGGTCGCCCAAGGTCATTCTGACTGGATACGACACAATTCAGACAATTGCGGACCTTCTACAGTCCCAAGAGCGATTCATGGACCGACAGGAGATTATCCCCACCTTCAACGGTGTTCGGGGAATCAAGGGTCAGGAAGTTGGATTCCGAGTAGCAACCTACTTTGACATCCCAATCATCCCGGTGAAGGATATGCCCATCACCAAGAACTCCTCCGCAACTGGTGGAGTTTCGGACCTACTCTTCTTAGATACCGACCATCTCTGGCTCGGTGTCATGAAGCCCACACAATACTTCGAAGACGGAATTACGAACGGCAACCCATTCGGTGTTGGAACTCTCGGAAACCGTGCAATGTACCGAACCATCGGTGAGGTAGGATGTTCCTTCTGGAAGGGACAGGGTAAAATCACGAACGTAAAGTGATACAACAAAAAGAAAGGAGATGAAGAAATATGGCATTTAGTAGCACAGTAACATTAGACATCCAAGTTGCCGGTAACCGACGAATGGTTATCGGCACTTGGAACGCAGACAGCGTGACTGGTGGAGACATTTCCACTGGTCTCTCAGAAGTTGAGAGCATTGTTCTCGGTCACACCGGGAGCGCAGTAGAAGCCGCAGTAGCAGTAGTTAACGAGACTCTTCCGCTTGCTAGCGGAGATGTGACAATCGTCACAACATCTGGTGACACTGGGACATTTATCGCCGTCGGCAACTGAGGTGGCTTAATTGGCACACACAGTTACGCTAATTGCTGACCATAAGGGCATTACTGCCCCTAGGGTCAGTGGCGATGAATACGTCGTTGATGCGGCATTGGACATCACTGCATACGTAGCAGGTGGAATTGTCGTCACTGCGTCCTCTTTGGGACTCAGTACGATTACTGCCGCCTTTGTGACCGGAGTCGAAGAAATCGGTCACTCTGCACGAGCAGTAGCCACAGCAGAAACAGGACTATACGAGTCTAGCAGTTCTTTCAAACTAATTCTCTCTACGGGTTCAGCCCAACAATCGGGAACTGGTAACGAGGGAACTGTACGGGTTCGAGTCTACGGCAACCTCTGAGCGTGATAAATTGGCTAGGATTACTCTAAAAGAGAATTTCCGACCCGGTTTCGCAGACTTGACAGTTAACGGACAACATCTCCGACTCGTTAAGGGAGAGCCTCAGGAAATTGATTTTTCCACCGCTCTGTCTTTTTACGGGTCGGAGATGCTTGACGTAAAGTTCGGTGCCTCTGAGAAAGCACTCTTTTCAGAAATCACTGATGGGCAACTTGCTATGATTTGTAGGGCTACTGGGGTTGATGCTGACCGTAAATCGGTTACACAGCATTTCTTCCCACCTAAGAAAACATCCGTTAAGAAGCCCACTGTTAAGCCTAAAACGGCTAAAAAGTGAGTTTAGTCCGAAGGGTTAATACCCACGGCGGACATGGAACAGCGAGGGAAACCTATGGGTACGACCTGTCGAACTAGTGGTGTATTATCAGCAAGTACGGTAGTTGCTACGTCTCGCTCACTCTTAACGAGTTTACACTTTGTTGCCATCACTGATGGAACAAATCGTGTAACCATTAAGGTGTTCGATTCAGATAGTGCTACTGTCAGCGGAAAGACGGAAGTTGCGAGGTTCATCTACCACGAGAACAACGCCACTCCCGGTGGTGCTTTCGAATATGATATGCACAACGTAATCTGCGAGAACGGAATTTATTTGCAGATTACCGCTGGTGGGACATCCTCTGCCGCTGTTTCCGTGGAGTTCGCTTGACATGTCGGCTCTCAATCAAGATAGCCGTCTAGTAATGGCGATTCTATTCGTAGGGTCGATGAGTGGAATCAACGTATTCTTCTACTCTAACTACGGTGCTGAACTGCCGTGGAGTGCTCTAAGTCATGCTATTCTCTTCGGTCTAGTTACCGTTGGAGCAATCATGATTATGAAGGTGTTTTTCGATTTAGTCCTTAACGACCGAATCGAAATCTGGCTCATGGATAGAAGAATCCTAACGTTCTGGGAGAGGCAACGTCGTGATGAAGAACAGCGACAGAAGTTCCAACAATCCAGCACAGACTTCATGAAACAGTATAACGTTACAAACCTACCTGCTAGTTATGACGCTCAAGAAGTCAGTAATACCTTCTTGGCATCCATTGAGCAGTAGGTGATGACGTGCTACCGAACCTATTCAGCCATGATGATAACCGCATGGCTTACGACCTTCAGCGGGCACATTCTGCTGACATTTGGTTCGTAAAAGCCCGAGCATGGGTTTGGGGAATTACATCCTGCATTGCCTCCCTTTTATTGGGCAATATTGCAGGAGTTTTTGACATCAACATTATGGGATGGATGGTTGATGGAATTAAGAGTTTTTGGGGGCATTAGTATAAATGTCATTAATGACAGGGTTTGCCATCCTTATGGGTGAACTTGTCCTAGGAACATATAAGAAACTACACGCAATTAACTTCGGAGTTTATGGTTCTACAATGGTAGGAAAAACTACAATGCAACATCAACTAAGAACTAGAGGAGAAGTACCACAAATTAAACACAGGACCGTTGGTAGGGAAAGAGCAACACGAAAGTACCTTAAACTAGATGAGTCTGCATACACAGTAAAGTCTGCTGATATCGGAGGAGAAGCAATCTACTGGAAAGAGTGGGTTAAAGATATGAAAATTAGAAAGGTGAAATATATTATCTTTATGATTGACCACAGACACATGGATAACAAAAGTAATCTAGACCATCAAGTAGCATGGAAGTATTTAGTAGACACTATTTGCAGTGATATTTGGCCTAATGGTAAAAAGAAGAAAGCAAAAGAATATCCTTTAGCGATTGGACTCTGGGCTAATAAATACGATATTTGGAAGGATAAATATGAATACGACGGGAAAATCGAAAGGCATCCAATCTTTGAACCATTCAAGTATGGTATGCAACAACTTAACGATAAGGGTATTCCCACGCACAAATACATCATGTCTGCGAAATCCGAACCCGAGATGGTTTACCGGGGAGTCTTCACGATGATTAAGAACTATTAGGTGATAATATGCTTAACCAACCAAATTTGATTAACAGCCCGACAACAGGAACAAGTTTCCTACCTCCTCTCATTGATGCCCGTATGCCGGGTCCAATCATGGAGTATCGATTTAGAGAGACGATTCCTAAGAAGAAACTCAAGGAGTTGAAGAAGGTACTCATGCCAGAAAAGAAGAAGATTCTATTCGTCAAGTTCGGATTCAAGTTCAACTTGAAAGACCGATGTGTGGTCTGTGGCGTTCAACACTTCTGGGAGGCATCGGAT